CATCGCGGCGATCTGTGCTTCCGTCGAATGTAGCGCATCCATTGGTAATTTAAATTCCTTAATTAATTCTAAACGTAATTGGAATTCATTTTTAACCATTTTCAGATCTTCAAATGTCTGATCCAGATCATCACGATTATATGCTTCGGTTTGTAACTTTTCTTCATCAGTTAGTTCTCTGTGTAAATCGAAATCAACTAATGATTCGGAAATGTTCTTTCCCATATATGCTTCAATGACTTTAAGTGAAGTAAAATGCGTACTCATTATGTCATAGAAAATTAAAGGTATTTCTAATTTAATACGATCATCCTTATCGATGATTTCTTTACTTACTTTATACGGATCGATACCAAAAACGATCGCTTGTAAAATAAAGTTATCGTAGTGGCTGTTATTGTGTCCGATCCAAATAGCATCTTTATTACATTCGTAGTATTCTCGAATTTCATCCAAATCCCACGTTTGCATATAAACACCTTCGTTTACATCGTAAACACCTAATAACGTATCATATTTAAAAACTTCAAAATCAAATACTAGTATTTTCATATATTCGGATCAACTTCGGTATTTTCATAACCAACTTTTTTATTTAAGTCTTCCATTTGTTTTTTAAGTCTGACACCGATATATACAATACCAGATCCAGAATTGTACTTTTTAAACTTCTTACCTAAATTACGACCGAAAATGGTTTGATTGGTTCTCTGGTCGCGTCGTTGACAGAACGCACGGAAACTATCATATAGTGTATTAGCACGTTCGAAATAATCGGATTTACATTCACAACACTCATCGATCCATTGTTGTGTAATATCCATTTCTTTACGATAATCGGCGGTTGCTTGTTTAATGGTGTCTGGTTGTTCCAAACCTTCTTTTTGATACAATTCGTAACCTTCAACTAACCAACCTAAAATTTGTGGCAATTCTTTTAATAGTTTTTCACGAAGATCCTTATCTTCACGTCCGGTAAAGTCTGTTGGTACAGGAATTTTAACTAAACGACGCCAAATACCTTTATCGTTACCGCGGACACCCGGTTCATAGTTTGTAGCCATCCATATCTTACAAGTTACTGGAAATTCGAATGAATTCGCATATAGGAACCTAGCAACCTGATTACCAATGCCGGATGTTAACGATTTAACTAATTGTTCATCTAAACGATCACCGGCCTTAATTTCTTCAACCGCACAGAAACGTTTACCGTTTAATCGAGCAATTTCTTCACTATTGTTAGTGGCGAAATTACTTTCAGTTAATAACTGTGGTTTACTGGTTACACCATATCCGCCTAATGCAGTACGGATAATTTCTAATAATAAGGATTTACCGTTATTACCGTCACCGTGAAGAATAAACATACATTGTTCACGTGTACTATTGGTCATTGAATAACCTAACGCTTTATGGACGTAATGAATAACTTCTTCATTATTATCGAAAATTTCATTTAAGAATTTAATAAATCTAACTGGTTTATTTTTACGATCAATTTCACAATTTGTGGACATTGAAATCATTTGACTCTTTTCATATCCCATAATTGTATATGTTTTCAGATCAATAACACCAGATTCGGTACAGATCAAATACGGATCCTTATCAAAGTCACTATTTAATACTGGTACGCCGTTTAAGTGTCTTGCTTCTTTAAGTAACGATTCTTTGCCACCGCTACTGTACATATTTTCAATGTTTTTAATGGATCTGGCGAATTCCTTAACATCACGGACATCACTACTTTCATATGTCATTCTTTCAGCCAAAATTTCAATATAGTTTTTAACTGATTCGGTAATATCGTATTGCCAGTAACGGCCGTTCCAAACCATCCACATTTTATTGTCGAAATTGTAACGTAATATATCACCAAACATATCAATAAATCGGTGAGCGTTACCTGTATCGTTTAAATCGTATGTTTTACTGTTATTGGTTGTAGTAACCGGTTGTTGTGGTTCACCAATATAGTTAACAGCGGCTTTAATCGATTGAATCGAGTAACTACTGTTCCATTTACGCTTATGTTCGTTATCTTTCGATTTATAGTATGGTGACATTTCAAAATAACGTTTAATTTCAGTCTCGTTATTTTTTAAGTAATATGCTAGTTTACAACATAACGCCATATCGGATTCGGACTCATCTGCGTGTGATCCCGGTGCCTGTTTATTCCATAGTTCACTTAATTTATCATCCTTCTTTAAAACGCGTTCAATACTGAATTCGCCTTTTTTCATATATTTATTTAAAAGCGGTTCGATATTGATTTCGTTAATTGTGTCACCAGAAATTTTATTACCGGTAATAGTCACGAACTTACTTGTGTTATCACTGATGTAAATTTCCAAGCCAATGTTTGCATTATTAATATAGTACTGTTCCTTATCAATTTTTATGTTTGTTTTAAAAATGATACGGATCCCGGTTTTACTTGGACTGTATTCGGTATAGGAGTTACAAAAATCAATAATATCTTTAGCCATTTCACTTAAATTACCATATGCATCGACACAGTGATCGATATCAATGGCGGAAAAACCACGAAATACACCTAAACCGACACCACCTAATTGTTTGCCGTTCTCATCTGTTTTTAAATACTTATGCATATTGTTTAATAAAACAGGATAAGAAACAAACGTAGTTGGATCGTTAGATTTCGCATGTCTATCATTATTTAAATTAAATGGTTCTTTACCTTTGTCAGTTAATTTCCAACAGCACCATAGACCGCTGAACTTTAACTCACTCGGTATATCCTTTAATGAAATAGAATCAATCATATTATCTCCTTCCGATAATAAAAGGATTATCTATAAAACCTTGTAGGAAACTTCGACAATCAAAAGTTTTTTAGAAGGAACCTATATGACTAACCTAAAACGGTAAATCGCCTGGATTAAATTCTGGTGTAGGAACCGCATCTTGTAATGGTGCAGATTCTTCCACTGGAAGTTTCTTTAATTCTGGAACTTTAATTTTACCTTCTTGGAACGCTTGTAAGGATCTGAATTCCACAACTCTGATACCGACTTTAACGTTACCGTCGTTATCTTTGTATTCTTCTTCACCAATGACGGCCATAACATTCTTACCGACTAATTTGGCTTCATCCCAGTCCCAGTGATAACCTGGATTGGTTTTTTCAACAGCGGTAATAAATGCTTTAAAGAATGGTAATGCGTTTGGTTTATAGGAACGTGTTGTTTTACTGGTGTCTCTTAAACCAGCATTAACTAACGCACTAAAATAACCAGCAAATTCGCCTTTAACGATATCGCAGGTAATTTCTAAGTATTCTTTTTCTGGAACGTCCTTAACGCTTGTTAATTTAACGCCATAAATACCAGCGGGAAGTCTCTTAAATTCACCTGCCTCATTTACTAAGTCATAATCTTTGATTGGTTTCATAAATAATTATTTCTCCTTACTTGTAGTATTCTCTGATCTTATCAGTAACCAACTGAATATCATTATCAATATATGTTTCGTCGAACATACCGATTGGTGATTTTGTAACATCCATACCATCAGTATTTGTTGCGAATACATAATCCTTTTCGTGTTTCAATGCGTGTAAAACGATTGTGAACATACCTTCGATACAAACCTTTTCGTCTAATAAACGGCCAATGGTTTTTGGTTTACTGTATCCCATATCATTCACTTCTTCGTGCATTGTTACATAAACGATCATATCTTCTGGTAATTCATCTGTGATAAATTTAATTAAGGAATAAAATGAATCAGCAATATCATTATACATTTCAAATTGTGAATTACCTTTTGCTTGTTTATGACCTGCCATAAATCTGCTTGTCATAAGATAACCAGCATCGTCGATACACGCTAATTTAATGCCTTTTTCATAGGCGGCTTTTAAACTGCTTCTGATTTTAAGATATTCGTCGCAGTTCATAACTTTTAAATTTTCGTTATTTTTAAACGGAAGTGGTTTCTTATTAACGTTGATCACAAACATTGTTTCTTTAACGTTTCTAAGGGATGCGGATTTACCTGATCCTGATCTACCCATTATTAGTACTGGTGTCGCCATCTACTATTTTCTCCTCCATCATACATTCTTTAAGAATATCACTTAATAATTTGATCTGTTCATTTAATAATTTCATTTTTTCTAAAATCTTTTCTTTGTACTTACTTTTAGCCATTACTTAATCTCCTCTGTGAAAAAGTCACTGACATCGATTGTTGCTACAATACCTTTTGTAAGACTAATTTCAACTTTAACTGATGGTTTTAAAACGGCATATTTATTTTTGTAA